GTTCAAGTTCAGTGTAAAGTTGTCGTTTTCCGATTGCAGAAGTCCTGTGCGGATACGGTCAGCAGCCATGGTACCCACTGTGATGAAATTGGCCGTAATCGAGCCGTCCATGGTCATGGCGACCTCAACGGTTTTCCCGCCGTCCTTAGAGTAGGCAAGCCCACCCATATTCCATATCCACAGGCGCTGGGACTTGGTATAGTCCATGCCCTCGGAAATGTAGAGGGTGTCAGCCCCCTGCTTGTTCTGGGTAATGGTGATATGGCCTGTGGTAGCGGATTGGATGATCTGGGCCGCATTCTCCTTGGCCTCATCCAAAATATCATGGGCTTTGGGGAGGGTATTGATTTTCTTTGTCAAATCCGTATTGATCTGGTTATTGACCTGGGTCAGTGAGGTCTTGACAGTGTCCCCCAGGGTGAACTTAGAACTCTCCGGGGAATCCAGAGGAATTTCCAGCCGGGTGAGCGTAAACCAGGAGTCCAGTCCATGGGGACGAGATAACACCCGGATTTTGTCCAGCAACCGGATGTCTTTGATTTCCGGGTTCAGATAATGAAGATCCAGCGCGCTCAGCTCCAACTGCATAGCGTCGAATTGCAGGTCCAGCAGGTACTTCTTCGCCCGCTCCAGCAGCTCTGCCGGAGTGTCAGCGTCGTCGAAATTGACAATCTGGATGATCCAGCCGTACTTGTCCACCAGCTCGGAGGATGCCACAAAGATACTGCCCTGATTGACGCTCTCCACCGTAACATAGGATTCCAGGCCGGTTATGGTTTCGTCCGTCTCCGGCTCCTCCTCTGTTGCTCCAAGGAACGCTCCATAGGGCAGTACCACTGTGACTTCTCCATTTTGAAATTGGCTCAGATAGCTTTTTGCCTTGCTGAGCAGAGCCGCTGGGTCCGTCTCATCGTCATAGCGGATCACACGCTCAATCCATCCGTATTTGGCCACGGCCGCATCGTTTTCCACATAGAGCTTACCGTCGTTCACGCTTTCCACAGTCAGGTAGTATGCGCTGAGTTCTTCTTCTGGACTGCCGTCTGAATCGGAGGCTCCTCCGGTATTTCTGGAACCCAGAGGCAGTAGGGCGGTTGCATACTCCGTGGAATCCCAGGACTTAGTGAAATCCAGCAGATTTTCTCCAAACTGAATCAACTGATCGATTCCCTCCAGCGAGTCGTCTGAGAGATAGTCCAGATAACGGATTCCGTCAACCTTACGGATACGCAGGTGCCCGCCATAGGCTTCCACCAGGCTGTTTACCACCTCCATGGTTTTCTGGTAATCTGTGAGAAAGTCGGCGGGATCGTCCAATTGAACCGTGACCGCTCCCACTTGAAACCGCCGGTTGGCCTTGACCTGCTGGTTATGGACATCGATAATTGCTTCCAGAAAGCCGCGAATGGTACCGTGGTATTTCTTTTGCAGCTGGGAACTGTCATTGAAGAACGCCAACTCTCCCTCGCAATAAATACTGCGGTTGTTCCAGAAATCCATATCTTCTGTGAGCACCCGACCGGCCCATATCTCCTTTCCATTCTTACACACCGAAATATCAGTGGCAAGCCGGACAAGCGAATCATAGGCGGTATTTCTCTGCGGCAGCTTGAAACTGAGAGAGCCGGACGCGTTGTCCTCCATGGTGAGCTTAGGCTCCAGCACCGCCAGCTCTTCCAGGGCAAAAGCATCGTTGTAAAAGCAGACTCCGTCCGCATAAATACTGTACATACTCACAACCTCCCCGGACGGTAATCTACCGACACAGTGCCCCGGCCGGTTACAGTCTTGAAGTAGATGACCGGCGCTTTTCCACGAAAGACAAACTCCGGATAGCGTCTTTTCCCATCCGGAGCATGTTTTTCAATGTCAATATCCAAATGCTCATTCACGAAACGGATATAGATTCCGCCTCCTGTTTCGGTTTGGATATCGAAAGTAGGGCATACCGGAGCCCGGCCCATAATGTCGTCTATGAAGTGGTGGGGCTCATAGATTTCAGTAACCGGAATGTTTTTGAAGGTCCTTGTCAAAGCCATGCCCGTGTGGAAATTAAACGGGTCCCACAGCCATTCGTCTGTCGTGGAGAGAACGGACTGCTTGTAGGGGTTTACGCTGTAGTCAATGGTAATCAGAGAGTAAGCCTTATCTGACTTCCAGATGTTGACTGAATAGCGGCCCTCATAGAAATAGTCCGGATCGTCTTCCAGAACGGCCCGGAGCCTTTGCCCGTGAAGATAGTCCATGATGTTCGAATAGGCCACCTGCCATTCCTCATATCCGTTATGGACCATAAACTCAATGGAACCTGTGCGGTTCTCATAAACCGGATATCCGGTGAGGAGTTCTGAAACATCCAGAAGTCCGTCCCCACCGGGAACATCCACGGTTTTGAGTTTCGGTTTGGGCGGATTAAACACCGGCCGGGAGGTGGGGATCAGGTGCCAATCATCCCAGGAGTTCTTTTCCCCGAAAATGACAGAATGGTATTGCTTGGATTCTTTTGACATCTCAGTTCCCCCTTCCTCTATAGATTTGCCTGCGGCCAAGATTCCTGTCCAAGGGCCCGGTCATTTCGCCGGCGAGAACACCTGTATCCAAGACTACCTGCATATGCGTGACAGCGTCTGACATGGCAGCCATATCCCGCCTGAGATCTTGGATGGCCTCTACCACATCCCCGTTGTCTATAACAATTCTGCCCGTCGCCGGAGATTTTCGGTTCATACTCAATTCAAGATCGCTTGCGAGCCGTGCGGTTCGTTCTGCATAAAGCAGGTTATCCAGCTTGGCTGCCGCACTTGACACATCAGACAAATCCAGCACTGGCCGAATCGTCGGCTGCGTTTCGATGTCGCCATCAAGCAGCCGCATCATATACTGGATAGCTTTTCCAATGCCTTCACTGGATGCCTCGGCAAGGTTATTGCTCGCGTCGTATACGCTCGGGCACATATCATTAAGAGCATTAACGAACCCGCGTACCGCGAACACCGCTAATTGATATGTAACCCGGGAAGGAGAATGAATATCCAGTTCCCCTTCGATAGGATCTACAATGTTAGCCGCAACAGCTTTGGAAGCGTTAATCAAGTTGGGTTTTTCCTCTTCAAACCCCTTGATGATTCCCTGAAGTAGATTTGTTCCGATATTGAACCCTTTTTCACCCAAAAGCTGACTGACGCTCCCAACCATTGTGTTAAGTTCTTCCTGGGTGTATTTTGAAATCAGGCCAATGGACTTATGAAAATCGGTCTCCAGGTCCTTCAGCGTTTTCTGCAAAGACTCATCCAGTTCGGACATCTTTGTCTGCCAGACTTTCTTGTACTCCTCCAGGTCATTTGCCGCGTCGACCTTGAGCTGTGCAATCTGTTTCTGGGTTTCGACCCGCATTCCTTCCAGTTCACTGGTTGCCTGGTCTTTGGCCTGACGGTGCTTTGTGGACCAAAGATTCACATACTGGGTGAGCTGGGTAGAGGTCATACCGTTCAGGGCGCGGACGTTGGCAATCGAGGACGGCCCCATCTCCTGAAGTTCCTCAAGCAATTCGCCGCTGACGCCTTTGGCCGCAAGAGACTTCAGCATAGCTTGCCATTCGTCAAACTCGGCAACCTGGCCCTTCAGGTTGTTTATAAGCGTATCGCCGCTTACGTCATCCTTCTGTTTTACCTCATCGAACAGCCCATAAGACCGGTACAGGCTGTCGGCTCGGGACTGGACGGCATCCTCATACTTCTTGTTAAGGCTTTCTATATCGGCCTCAAGCTGTTGGTTGACCTCTTTTACATAGTCCGCATATTCCTGTTCCAGTTGCAGGCGCTTCTCGGCGTGGTCTGCCTCGGCGGCCGCCACGTCCTTTTCATACTGGAGCTGCGCCTCGCCTATGGATATAACCAGGGTGTACACAGAGGTCATGGCCTTTTTCCATTCGTCAGAGCCTTCTTCCAACTGATCGATATACGCAAGCATTGTACCAAGCTCGCCTATGTCGCCCATACGTCCGAAGGTTCTTTCGTTGCTGATATAATCATTAAGCGTATCGTAGAAATCTTTTACGACCTCTTTCCGCTTAGAGTATATCATCTTGTCGATTTCCAGGTATTTTTCAGAACCAACTTCGTATTGTTTCTGAAGCTCTTCCAGCGCGGCAAGTTCTTCCTGAACACTCATGCGGCCATAGAACACCTCGTTGTCGATGTGGTCAAGCCTTTTCTGGTACCGCTCGTCTTCCAACTCATTCTCGACCCGGAACACTTCCCGGTCGGCTTGTTTGCGTTCCTCGGAACCAGCCATATACCGGGACTGAACCCGTTTCCATGCGGCAAGCTCGTCCTCCAGACTGAGCCGCTTATAATACTTCTCTTTCTCAATCCAGTCAACGGAGAACTGATAGGTCGCTTTAACAAGCTCATTTTGACAACGGAACACTTCCCGGTCGATTTTCTTGCGTTCCTCGGAACCTTCCTTGTACTGTTTCTGGAGCTGTTCCCAACCGGCAAGCTCTTCTTTGATGGAGATTTCGTTGTAGTATTTCCGCTCATCCAGCCAGTCCTCGAAGGTGTCGATTCCTTTTTTGGCGGTAGCAATCGATTGGTTCATCATCGCCGATGTGGCATTCTTGACAGAACCAATACTATTGTTAACGCCAATCACATAGCCCTCGCCGGTATGCTGCCCCAAATAGATAAACTCTCGGGAAGGAGAGTGGCTGTCCAGAGCGGCTTTCGCGGCCATGAGCGCAGCATTGCCAATACTCCAGCCCGCGGTCCAAGCAGGACCGTTCATGGCATAGAGACCATTGATAAAGCCTTGACCGGCGTTAATACCGAGGGAGTAGAAACCAGACACCCCGGTTTGAACTCCGTTTTTCGCATTGGTAATTAAAGCAGCGCCTTGTACATTCACACGGGGCATAGCGTCGGTAAAAGCTTTGATAAAGCCATTGACACCAGCCTGCCCAAGATTGGTCAAAGACTGGCCAAAGGTAGACATTCCTGTAAAGTCAACGCTGCTCGCGCCATTTGCTAAAGATACCAACTTCTCAAATTCGGCGATAACCGCCGATAAAGTCGAAGGGTCAATCCCGCTTATGGAACTGTAGAATCCGGCAAAGAAAGAGCCAAATAGCGAAATATCGCTGCCAAAGTCAGAAAGGCTCATATCTCCAGAGAACCATCCTCCCTTTTCGGGAAGACTGTTGCTCAATGATACAAGAGCTTTCGCGGCATTTGTAGTCGCGGTAACGATATTTGAATCAACGCTGCTCATTTTGTCGGAGTAGGCGGCAAAGTTCTCCCCGAAAGAAATCAGTTGTGAGCCGAACGCATCAATGTCGTTTTCGCCCATAATCCAACCCAAAACTCCTCCGCTGTTTGGAATATCCTTCGCGAGAGCAGTCAAAGTAGCACCGGCGTTAGCGGCAGCCTGTACGGCACTTTCGCTGACCTTTCCGTTTACCGCGGATGAAAACTCGGCAATAGCCTCTCCAAACGGAACCAGTCGAGACGCAAAATCATCGATGTTGTTTTCGCCCACCAGCCAGCCGAGTACACCGCCAGTGTTCGGCAGATCAGATGCCAGGGCCGCTAAGGTTGCACCTGCGTTGGCAGCAGCCTGGACAGCACTCTCACTGACTTTACCATCCACCTTTGACGAGAATGTTACAATAGCGTCCGCGAAAGGCTCCAACCTTGACGCAAAGTCGTCCAGATCGTTATTGCCCATGATCCAGCCCAAGACTCCGCCGTTGTTGGGCAGATTGCCTGCCAGCTCAGCCAGTATGGCTCCGGCGTTTGCCGCCGCGGACACAGCGCCCTCATTGATTTTCCCATCGACCACATCCGAGAAAGCCGCGATGGCCTCCCCAAAGGGGACAAGCTGTTCAGCGAAATCCGAGAACGATGAGCCTCCAGTTATCCAGGAGGCAATTCCGTTCAGGATATCAGCGGCCGTCAGCGCAAGTATTACTCCGGCCAGGGCGCAAACACCCGCCATCATAGATGAGTCGATGCCTTTAGCCCCATCAATAAAGGGTTGGAGATTGGTCATGAAATTGGACAAGTCTGTAGCGATTTGTGGGAATTGGCTGGACACACCTGTCATAAATCCACCGGCAATACCGCCGATAAACTGCCCGATAGCGGTACCTACATTTTGAAGAAGGTTGCCGCCCTCAGTTATCAGCCAGTTCAGGCCGGGAATCTGGGCAAGCCCACCAATGGCAGCCAGAAGTAATGCCATTTCTGCGATAACAGCCGCCATACCCGCTACGCCAATCAAAGCCCCTGGAACAAGGGATGCCACCGCGCTGAGGGCGAACATCATGGCCGACATAATTCCAACGCCCGCAACTCCTTTAATCAGCGTATCCACATCAAGCCCACTCAAAGCGTCAACCACGCCTTGGAAGAAAGCCATAATTACGTTCATCGCGGACTGAATAAGCGTCGGGAGGTTGTCGGCCACGCCGTCCAGCAAAAGAATCAGGAACTGGAACAACGAATTCACGATAGAAGGTGTATACTGAACCAGAGCCGCTAAGACGCCGTTGATTAGCTGTAAAGCACCATCCGCAATCTGCGGTACGCATTCCACCAGAACGTCGACCAGCGTAAGGATTATCGCTTTCGCGGCCTCGCCGAGTGAAGGCGCTCCAAGCGCTATGGCTTTACCAAACTCGACAATACCCTCACCAATTTTACCTATTACAACCGGGATCAGGTCGGCAATACCGGTGACGATGAGTGATAGAGACGCGACGATTGCGCCTACATCAGCCGCAGTGGCCGCCGCCAAAGCTGTGAGACCGACAGCAATCGCCGACAAACCAGCACCCGCCGCTACAAGCCCAACGCCTATAGCCGCAACGCCAACTCCAAACAGCGCGAATGCGCCGCTTAGAGCAAGGATGGTTGGGGTAAGAGGCCCCAATACCGCTCCGGCCACACCCATGATGGTGAACGCCCCGGCAATGGTGACAAGCCCTTTCGCGATAGCCTCCCAACTCATTGCTCCAAGAATCGCCAGAGACGGGGTCAGTACCGCGATCGCCGCAGAGGCCACCAGCAAAGCCGCAGAACCAGCCAGGGTGCCCTTCATGAGGTTCAACGCAATCGAGAGTTCCGCAAGCGCGCCGCCTATGACAACAAGCCCTTTAGCAATCTCTTCCCAAGACATACCGCCCATTTTGCCAAGCACATGTGAGATGATTTCCAGGGCTGCGCCGACAACTACGAGGCCGGCACCTACACTCAGCATATTCTTAGGCATAACATTGACGGCTATGGCTACCTCGGCCAAGGCTCCGCCCATAGCGGCCAGGCCTTTTCCTATCTGCTCCCATGACATCTGGCCAAAGTCCGATACCGCCGAGGCGAATATCTTCATCGCCGCGCCAATAGCTATCAGCGACACACCGGTGGATACCATCCCTTTCGCGCTTCCATTCAGCTTGGTAAATGCCGTGATTTCGGCAAGAAGTACGCCGATACCGCCCAGACCTTTGGCTATCCCTTCCCAGCTCATCTGCCCAAAGTCCTTGCAGGCAGATGCCAGAATTTTAATAGCGGCTGATAGGACCACGATGCCGGTTGCTGTAGTAATTGTCTTGCCGCTAAACTTGGCCGTGTTGAGGAATATATCAATCTCCCCAAGCAGAACGCCTACGCCAAGCAAGCCTTTTCCCAGTTCGTCCCAGCTCAGTTGACCAAGATCCTTACAGGCTGATGCAAGCACTTTTATTGCTGCCGCGAAAATCAGGACGTTGGTTGCCCCTTTACCGACTTTCTTGCCGTCACTGCCAAGCAGCTTCAGTGCCGCGACCATTTCACCCATCAAGACGGTGACGCCCAGAAGACCTTTACCTATATCCTCCCATTCCAATTCCGCAACACTCTTCAGCGCCGAAACCAGAATTCGGATGGATACAGCAAGCCCCAGCATCAGCGTTGTGGTCTTTGCCGCGCCCTTCATCTCACCGCTTATCTTTGAGAAAATCGCCATGGACGCCATCAAATCCGTAAAGAGGATGGTAATAGCACCCAATGCCCCGTTCAACTTTTCAGCGTCGATACCTGCGATAGCGGTCAAGGATAAGGCTAGAATGCCGATTGCGCCTGCTATCTTCAGCAAAGCCGAGGCCTTCAACTCGGTTTGGTATGCTTTGAAACAGTCTTTGACGCCGTCTAAAATACCAGTAACTTTCTTCAGCATACCGTCTGCGCTGTCAAACAAATCATCCACGCCGCCAAAGGCGTCAGACATACTGTCAAAGAACTTCTTGATGCCTATGCCTAGTCCGCCTGTAGCAAATGCCCCGGCAAGCTGGAACAACCCGCCAAGATCGGCCTGACCGATATTGGTAAATACGTCCTTGATAAGCCCGCTGACTATCTTGGCTATCCCACCGATAAAGGTGGTAATACCGCCAAGGATACTTTGGAATGCATGCGCGATGTCGAAATCAGCAGCCGCTTTTCCTATGGATTTGAAGACGTTTGCAGCGGCGTTCTTAACCGATCTGGCAATATTGCTGAGGCTGGACAAATTTTTATGCGCCTTTTCCAGAGCAGAATGGAAAGATTCAAACCCAGGCAGCTTGAAGTTCTCTTTCAGCGATTTAACAAAGTCCTTTACTGAGACTTTCATTTCGTCAAGGGTCGGTAGATTGAATTTATCTTTTACATTTTGAACAAACTCATCGACTGCCGTTTTAGCACCCTTAACGAGGTCGATAACCTTCTGAATCGCTTTCCCAAAAGTGTCATTTTTTCGGATGGATTCATCGAGATTAACAAGCCATTTGCCCCAAGAGCCAGTTATGCCAAGCACGCCTCCACTAAGGTTTCCGAAAATTCCGAGCAGAGGCTTTGCCGCATGAAAGACAGCAGAAAAGGCCTGCCCCACGATATCCAGTATCGCGAACAAGCCTTTGAATGTGCTTTTCAGGTTTGACGAAGTCGCGGAACTCAGTTTCAGATGTGAGGTGAATTCCTTTAGATTGCTGGTAATATCGGCCAGCCGCTGGGCCGTAATGGGTGGAAAGATTTCACGGAACGCTTCCTGGATTGGCTGAATAACACTTAGTAAGCCTCCAAACGAATTCTTAGCGGATTCAATCAGGTCATCACGTCCGCCCAGGTCTTTCCAAATTTTGAGCATCTCATTACGGGACTTTGACTGGTCGTCGATAAACCCGCCGATGGTATTGCTCAGCTCTGTCCAAAGAACCTTTGCCTCATCGAAATCGCCGAATACAATTTCCCACGTAGTGGCCCAGCCAGAACCTACAGCCTCCTGTAAGGTATCCATCAGCTGGGTAAAGGTCTTGACGTCCTGCGCGGCGGCAAAAGCTTTTTTACCTATCTCGGTCGTTTCGTCGGAATACCGGCCCAAAGTTTCCACCAGGACTTCAGTGGTCATCCACTGGCTGGACAGAGAATCATTGAACAAGCTGGTAGCGGTAAAGGCGTCTGAAACATGACCGTTCGCATCGGTGGTCGTACTTACGTAGCGTCCTTCGCTCTCGATTAGAGTACCCATGGCGACAGCGGTCTTAATCAGCTCATTTTTGAACTCCACCGTAGCCATATTGGCATTCTCAATAGACTTCCAGTCAATAAGCTTTACAGAGCCTGCCGACAGGGCCTGAGCAAAGTTGTACATGGCCCGTGATGCCTCGTTGGCGTTTGCCCCCGATATAGCCGCTACATTTGACACACCCTGGATCGCCTTGACGGAATCCTTTAATCCAACACCCGCATTGGTAAACTTTCCAATATTGGAGGTCATGTCGCTGAACGAATAGATTGTCTTATCAGCGTAGGTGTTCAGCTTATCCAAATAATGATTTACGCTTTCCAGCGACTCGCCGGTGCTCATCATCATAGTCTGGATGGAGCCCATCTTAAGCTCATACTCGTCAAAGCCCTGTTTTATAGGGGCAATGGTGAGGGAGTGGACAATTTGCTTTCCAGCATTGACAGCGGAGTTGGTTATATTTGCCAAGCTGGTTACGGCCATAACCTCTAATGCAGAAAACCTCGTTTTCAGAGTTTCTGCCGCAGAGCTTATTCCAGACAGGTCCAGCTTTTTAGCGGCCGAATCCACTTGGGAAAAGCTTTTGGCAGCTCCGTCCAGATTCAGGGCACGTTTCAGCTTGTCCAGGGTAGAAATGCTCGTTTGGGCGTTGCGCTCGAACTGTTTGTTGTCGAAGCGCATGGCGACGACTCTTTCTTCAATGGTTTTACTCACAGCTGGGCAACCTCCCTCCAAGCTCTTCCGCAATCTCGTCAAAGATAGGCTGAATGGCAGGATTGATATAATCTCTCCCTTCCACC